AGATACCCAGTACACACAAGACGTTCTGCCATATTTGCATGGTTATAGCAGAAATAATATAACGTATCTGGTGCTTCTACAGGAACTGTAATTTCTACTCTTCTTAGAGTAGCACCATTGAATTGTGCATTATAGGTTTCGTAGTCTACTTCAACGTTCTCAATGTAATAAACTACACCTTGAGACCAAACTGACGATTTGTTGAACTTTACTTGATCTGCTGTATGCCAACCTTGAGCATCACTATTTCCAAATACTGAGAATAGAATGCCGTGACCAGTATTAGTAGAATCGTCTTGATTGAAAACATATGTACTACCACGCTCAAGATTCAGGAACTGTTTCTCAGCATTAGTGAATCCACCACCAGTAATATAATATCGATTGCCACCAGGAGTAATTTGACCAGCAGCTACAGTTACAGTAAATGTAGTTGTAGATGCAGTAATAACATCTGGTCTAGTTGCAGATACCTCTACACCCGTTCTGAGACGGAATCCACTACGCATTCTGCTAGCAGCACCTGGAATCAGAGGATTTGTATATCCCCAAGGTCCGTAAATTGGATATCCATCATAGGAATATCCTAAAACTTTAGAGTGACCATTTGAATGTCTAGAGTTATCACCAGAGTAATCAGTATCACTATAATATGGAGCAATAGTAAATGCACCACCCGAAGATGCAAAAGCATCAATTAGTCTAGAACTGGTGTAATAGTATCTTCCAAGTTCTGTTGGTTCTCTTGAAGTAGTACCGTCATATTGATCCATACCAAGAATGGTAGGAGTCTTGACTACATCAAAGTTGAAATTTGGGTATGTGGGAATACCTGGTGGAAGATCGAAAAAATCAGGAGTATGGAGTTCAGTTCCATTTGCCATGATACCCAATGGAGTATCTTCTTGATTTGATCTTACTTCAGTGCTAGGAACTTCCTTGCCACCTCGGTAAACAAATGTATGATCGTAATCCTGTGCAAAGACTTGTCCTACTGCATTATATGGAGATGGATCTGGTAACCCATTAGTAATTATTCGGAGTCTATCATACTCCACAAATATACTAGATGTGACTGAAGTATTACTAGATACAAAAATATCTTTTGCATCAAATGTAGAAATGACTGTAACCGAGTCTTGACGAGGTGTGATTTCTACCCTAAGAGGGTCATATCCTTTACCTGAGTTTAGAACTCGAACGTAAACAATCCTTCCAGAGTCTTCATCAATAAAAGGATATAGCAGTGCTTCAACTTGTGGCGTTCCACAGTTATCAATAGTAAGTCTTGGAGGATCTAGAGGATCATATCCACTACCCCCATTTAGCACCTCAATAGATAAGATGCCAAAATCGCTATTGAAGTTTGGTTTGATTACCGCACCCGATCCAGGAACTGTCCTTGCCATATTACCTTATTATTTGATTTGCAGAACACCTGCCATGTTCGTGTGAATGGTACACTGATAGTACAGTGTATTGGGTGCGCTATGAGGAACCGTAAAGACCTGCGTACCTGTTTGACTACCAGACACGCCTAGAGTCCACTGGGATCCAGAAAGACCAGTAGTTGACTGGAATCTAAATGGATGGTTTGTACCAGCATTGTTGATAAAGATATAAGTAAATCCTCTATACAGATGCAATGTCGGGTCATCTGTTTGTGCCTGACCAGGACCTTCAATCAAATATGAGTTGTTGTTCAAACCAACTGAAATAATATACCAAAGCGTTGGTGATGGTTGATTGATCCAAGCTTCAGTTGCACCATTACCTTGAGGATCATATGTAATAGAATCACCTCTAGCAATAGCGGTGAAATTGACATCAGTAAGTTCGGCAAACTCAAAACTACCGTCTACGTTGACAGTAAGTGTATCGCCAGAAACTGCAGTAGTACAATTAGTACCGCCAGCAATAGTTAGTGTGTCAGCAGAACTATCTGCTGTTGTGCTTCCAGAATCACCACCAATAGTTTGGAAAATATTTTGAGTTGCAGCACCTGCAGCATCATCACCTGGAACAAACTTATTATTGACTGCATCCCATTTGAGAACCTGGTTTGCTGTCGGAGCAGTAGTTGTAATATCAACGTCAACTAGTTTATCAATACTACTGTAATTGGTAACAATGTCAGCAGTAATATCGCCAAGACCACCACCTGCTCCAAGATGCACTTTAGGGTTTTGATCACCATTGACTGTGAAGAAATACCCTTTAGTGCTTGCTAATGTAGGTGCAGCACCAACTGTTGCATATTCGTTCTTATATGCAATAGATGAAGATAACTGTAGTTGTCCTGTGGATCCATCAAACGTAGAAGTTTGACCACCATAAGTAACTTGCACATCTCCAGTTCCATCTGGAACTAGATTGATATTGTTACCGCCAGTGCTAACAATATTGTAGTTGTTAGTGTTTAGCGTTGAAGTTAGATTTGAAAAATCTTGTGGAATAAAATCTGTACCATTCCAACGAAGAACTTGTCCAGTTTGAGCACCTGCTGTATTGATCAGCAGATTGCTGCCATTTCCCATGGCACCATAGACTTCTAGAAAGTTATCGTTTACTTTATCAGCACCAGCCCGCAGAGAGTCACCAGTACCATCATTGGGGTTCGTACCAATATTTACGTTCTGTTTTCCTGTTCCGTAGGGCATTGCTCTATGTTTTTAGTTATTTATAGGTGATATCACGAAAGAGTATTTCCATTGCTTTGGAAATACTCAGTAATTGCAGCAAGGAGACCAACATTGGTATTATGTCCTGCATTACTTGTCAATTGAACAACATGATTGTTCAGGTATGAATATTTGGTTACGGTTGAATAATTGAAGTATTGTTGTCCCGAAGACAAAATTCCACCTTCATATCCCTGACTTGTAGCCATCAGGAATGAACTATGTTTGGCAGGGAGGAAGATTGCAGAACCTGGTCCTGGAGAAGAAGATCCTGAGTATGGAACTGTAGTATCGTTTGTATTATTGATTTGTAAATATTTTCTAGGTCTATATGGAGATGCTTCAGTATCGTATCCCGCATTTGCATAGTCCGTATGAATATATTCGGGATCACTTGGTTTATAAAATTTACCCTCTCTATATTGTTGTTGATGTATTTGTGAAATAACACAACATACAATGTCAATCGATGGTTCATCAAGTTCAATATATGCCCTAGCTGCTAGAGCACCACCATTAGAAGATCCTAGGATTCTAATTCTATTCAATGAAACATTAGCATATGTCTTGATACTCGCAATCAAGTCGGTAAGCATTTCCATATCTGGTGCTAAATGCTCATTCACCACATTCCATTGATTTTGGAATCCAGTTGGTGCAATCAAAATGTGGTTTGGCAATACATCAGCAAATGCATCGATAGTTGTAGCACCGTTACCACCTGCTCCATGAAGAAGAATACAAACTGGTCTTACAGTTCCTTCAGGACCTGCAGGGACTCTAATATTTACAGGGTATGTAAATGTCCCTTCGCTCCATGCTTTCGTAATTGTTAGATCCGTATCATTTGCAATGAAAGTTGGAGTTGCGATAGGACCGCCTGCAGATCTCTGCTCTTTAGTGCTGTTCCCAAAAATATATGGATATACTGGACGATTCTGAGTATCCAGTGTCATAAAATATGCATAAGTTCCATCAGGATATTCTGGCGTAACACAGTATCTACCATTATGAATATCGAGAGAACCTAGATTTTCAACAAACTCATAGTCTTGAATATATGTTCCTGCAGGAATATCAGCGTAGAGAGAACCTCTATTTGCAACTGGTGAAGGAAAAGCACGATAAGAACTCTTCATTCTCACTACAGGAGTCAATCTATTACCTGCATTTTCATATCCAAAAGGACCATACACAGGATATCCATCGTAACAGAAACCAACAATCTTTGAATGACCGTCAGGATGCCTGAAGTAATCACCATTGTACTCGCTACTACTAAAGTATGAGTTGGATGCGATTACTTTAGAACCCCAGCAGTTTGCTAGAAAAGATCCACTATGGTAGTGATACTCACCATTTTGCTCTGGATGACCTCCACATGCGTCTACACCATACGATTGCTCATTATATACCGCATTGTACGCAAATCCCGTAGGAGGTGTTGTAGACGATCCTGGAAGGGGACCAGGAGCAGCAGAAGGATTGAAAAAGGATACTCCATTTAGAGCAATACCCATATCACCCAAAGTAGTATCTTGAGGGTTAGAAGTATTTGTTCCTGCTCTCAATGTAAATTGTACATCGACAGATCTAATCTGTACGGTATTTGGATTGTCAGGAAACAATCCTGACCCCAAAGGAGTACCATACAGTGCAGGATCAGGTCGTCCATCAGTGACGACCCTTAGCGTTGTACCATCTAGAGTAGCGGTTGTTGCAGATATCGCCATTTCAGAATATCGTCCTCGTTATATTTAGGTCGTACTAGAAGACCAGATACCAGTCGTAGTGTATCCCGAAAGGTTGTATGCAGTAGATGGTGGAACAGTCGGGAGTTCCTCAATTGCAGTAGCACCAGAAGTTACTCCAGGAATACCGCCACCAGAGGTTGTACCACCCGTGGTAGTGGCAGTGTTATCTTGGACACCCAATTGCTCAGGCGTTTCAGTAACAGCACCGCTACCAACTCCACCAGCACCAAACGTATCAATAATTGGAGTTGGTGTACCATCTTCAGGATACTGAAGCAGATCTGGTGCAGTCCAATCATCGGGAACACTAGATTCTGCGAGAACCACAGGATACTTATAACCAGAACCTCTGTTTGTAAGTTCCACACGTTCAACTCCAACCAATGCTTTGATGTTTGCATCGTAACCGCTGATTGAGTCAACACGAACCAATGGGCGTGAAGTAAATCCAGATCCGCCAGAGGTTACTCTTGCTTCCCTGATTGTGCCCTTAGTAACCGCAGCAGTTGCTGCAGCGTCCTTACCAAAGACTGATCCGAGGTAATCGAAGGTGATGAGGGAGTTAGACGATTCGATAACTGCGACATCTCGATCGCTAGTCTCGCCCTGAATGTCAATTGCATCACCAGGTTCAATTGGTGGGATAACATTCTCGGCATCAACGTCTGCTTCAGAACCCACGTACGAGAACGCCACGAATGTGGATCCTACGCGAGGAACTTCTGCGAAGATGATTCTAGAACCAACCAGGTTGAATGCAACACCAGGTTCCTGAATAACACCATTGAGTGATACGATAATGTTATTCTCTGGTCGTACAACTGCAGATTGGACACCATCAGTCAGTGTCAGCGAGTAGAATGTACCGCTGCGACGTAAGTTGAAGGACTGACGCAAAGAGTCAAACTCGAACGAAATATCATCCAGTTGTCTGAGTTTACCGAAGTATACACCCACGAAAGATGCACCAACTTCAGGAGCTTCGTTGAACTGGATGTTATCTGAGAATGCTGTATAAGCAGATCCAGAACCAGGAGGTTGAAGAATACCATTGATGAAGATCATCATGTGACCTTCGGGATCTGGGAAGTACGGAGTACCGTTCGCGGTAGTGAGTTTGTAGGTAGTCTGAGTACCATCGAAACCACGGAATGAACGCTTGACTCTTGCTTTCAGATCAACAACAGTTTGAACTTGTGCTCTATAACCTGCGCGTGCCTTGAGGGTTTCACGAGCAGTCCATGATCCACGGATATCTTCGATAAAGACTCTCTTAGAGGTGCCGACAGTCTTGATATCAACAACCTTAGCAGCAGCATTACCTGTTGATACGACTGAAGTTTGAATGACTGCGTAACCAACAGGGAACTCACCATCAATAGCACCATAGTAAGCAATACCTTCACCATTGTTGAACGTTCCGAGATATGGTTGTGCGTAGATAAAGTTATTATCCAGATCAACCTCAGTGATAATTGCGCGTCTGGAAGGATCTTTCGTACCACCCGTGACGCCATACAGAATACCGCCTTGCTCAAAGACATTCAGATTACCCTGAACCTGTACGCCATAACGTACATAACCATCAGAGACGATTCTTTCACCAACGTTGAGTTCGAGACCTGCGAACTGGTTGATGTCAAGATACTGGCGAGAGTTTTCTGGATAAACAACACTGGTAGTCTCGAACGGTCCAAGAAGACTTTCTGTGTCTACTGTCAGTTTACCACCAGAGTTACCAAGGACTGCTGCGTCAGACTTGATGAAGGTTGTTGTGGTTGCAGTTTCGCCACTGGTGTAACCCTTGAATGGTACGCCAGTAACAAAGTCACCTTGCAAACTAATAATATGAAGTCTCTTCTCAATAGCATCTACAGTTGCGAAAGCACCTTCATCGGACTGTAGAATATCTGCAGTCGCCCAAACACCACCCGTGACATCAATGTCCAGATAGTTGAAGTTCTCATCCGCCCAGAAGGCGTAAATGGTTCCTGTGACTGCAAGATCACCTTGCTTGTTACAAGTATCATTCAGAACGAAAGGACCATCAGTAATACCACTTACAGTAAGTCTCAAGTATTCCTTGACGACATAACCTTCATTGACATTATATCCTCTAATTTCAGAGTTAGAGTCGCTAAGAAGACCGTAGATAAACGCAGACTGTTGGATTTCACCACCGAATGGGATAGGAACAGTTCTAGTACCGAACGTCTTAGGCGTAAGAACAATATTGTTCTTAGTTTGCAATCCAGTGTAGAAGGTACTATCGACCAATTGTGACTCGTACAATCCGATCAGATAATTGACTACTGCCTGAGCATTTGCTGTAGTATAGTCTGCTCCAAGAGTTGCGTCAGTATAAGACAGGAACGTTCCAATTGGTGAAGGTGATACCAACGTCTGTGCAAGAGCAGCATTCATGTACTGCTTCATTTCATTTAGAATGTAAGTTCTAATGTTCAGAGTATTGTCAGGGAAGAATGACGTACCACCCTGTGCGGCATAAACATCCAAGTTACCTTGATTGAGTTTTGCACCCCACATGTAGACGCCAGATGTACCATCGCCTGCAGTATTTGTAGAACCGTTAGATGTACCATAAGAAGAAACATTCAGAGAAGAAACACCGAATGGAACATCGATTGTGATGAATGCTCTATACCAACCATCACCTTGTGGGAAGACGCCTGTAGCAACAGGGGTAATACCAGATTGGTTGACCGAGAAAGAGTTACCGTTAGTCAGATCAATCGTGAAGAACACATAGTTGGTTGCATTCCAATCAACACGAAGTCTTGCTCTGTCATATCCACCTTCCTTGAAGAAGATTGAGTATGTATATCTCTGAGTGGAGACGTTTACACCAGAGTCATATGATTCTGTGTCACTATCAAAGGAGACGTTATCACGGTCAAATGTGGTATATGCAGTTAGAACATAACTTCTACTCAGTCCCTTGTCATTAGCATTATTTGCAGGAATTACAAGATCTGCTGTTGTAGTTGCATCAGGTGCTGTAGCGGAATTGATAGTGACAGTGATATCACTAGAACCATTACTTGACCATCCACCACCTGATACATCCTCAGTTTGAAGAGCAGGAATCAGGTTTACACCTGCAACCAGATCAGTTGTAATTTGCAATGCTCTCAGACTTGCAAGTGTTTGAGTATTGTTGATTTCTGTATTGGCAGGAAGAGTAGAGATATCAGTGATAACGATATCGTGAATGACATCATCTGCAACTTGGTTGATGAAATCTTCATACTCTGTACCCCAGATACCTGCGCCCCACTGGTTAGTGACATCTTGCTCAATCTCAGTTTGATAGTAGTTCTTATTGAACAGCATGATTTGAGCAGCACTTCTGGATGGATCACCACCAGGTGCAAGAGTATTGATCATCGAAGTGAACAAGTTGTCAATACTAGATTGAACATCTGCACAATCTGATGCACTATAATTACCACCTGCGCCAGAGGAATCATGTGTAATTGTAGTATCACTAAATGCAACTCTGTTAGTATACTGAGCAACGTAATAGTCACCACCAAGTGCAATACTATTTGCAGTCTGCAGTAAGTTTGCTACTGCTTTCTTAGCAAGGAATTGTACTTGCTCAAATGCATATAATGTACTGGTTAGTTGATCTTCTACATGCAAAATCTGCAGATTAGAGTCTAGGTAGGATTCAACTGCTCGTAAAGAACTATTGTTACCACCCGTCAGAAGGTCTGCAATTACACCTTCTAAGATCAGACCAGCGTCACGGATACACTTGTTTCTACCATCAACACTACCACCTGGATATTGGAATGACTGATACTGAGCACCGTTAGAAAGTTCGTAGAAGAATTCTTCTTCCATCAAACTAATTGCTTCTTCTGTGATGTACTGTTTGTTGAACTTGATAAGATCTGCAGCATCCTTATAACGATCACTCACAGGAGATATGATCGTGTTCATTGTAGTAATCAAGTTGTCAATAGCAGTCTTGACGTTTGCACAGTTGCCAGCGTCGTTAGTAATGCCAATGTCAGATACGATTACCGAGTCAGTATATATTGCTGCTGCTTCAAGATCGCCAGTAATAGCAAGTTTAGACATCTCACCAAGTTGCTCATGAGCAAACAATGATGCATAAAGTTGCAAGCGAACGTGCTGGATCTCATCGTTCAGTCCGAGATAGAACTTAGCAGCCTCTACAGAATATCTGTTACCGCCAAACTTCAAGTCTTTGATAATTGCTTGCAGGATCAGTGCAAGGTCAGTTTTACAGCGAGTTGTTCCAGCGCCACTACCATCAGTGTTTCTAGGCATCTCTAATGCCAATGATGGATAGCGGTCGAGCATCAAACCAGCAGTTTCATCGATAATTGCTTCTGAATTGATTTGAATCAGATCTGCAGCATCAATAAATCTGTACTGAGCATCAGCATAGATTTCATTGACATAGAACTTATCATTAGTAGCATCGTTGAATCTGACCGTAAGTGGATCGCCACGATATGCATAAACTTCACCGCCTGCCCATGGGAACAGAGGAGATGTTTTCGTTACGGTAGCAAGATGATCAACTGCTGTTGCATTAGCATCAATTGCAAGTTCTGCAGCAGAGACATATGCTTCATCCAGAGTGGTTGTAATGATTGCGATCAAGTTGTCCATTGCAGTAGCAACATCAGCACAATATGGTGATGAAGGATCAACAGTAATAGTTGAATCAATGGTTTGAGTCAGACCATGATCACCTTGAATGGTAACAGTGTCACTTCTCATGACTTCTTTGGCAATAGTGTTTGCCATGTCGATTGCCCAAACAGTCTCTGCTTCTTCACCCACAATGTGATTGAGAGTAATTGGAGTTACGCTACGGTTGACATATTGTGCAGCAGCGTCCCAAATATAAGCGTTACCACCGTTTCTAACATCTTTCAGTAGAGCACCTACAATCAGTTTAGTGTCAAGAGTACACTGTTGATGATTAGGATGCGTTCTAGTTACTTGAGTAATTGATGATGGATATGTTGCAGCATCATTACCGTCAGGATCCATGATGGTATCAGTGACAATTGCCATCAAGTTATCAATAGCGGTTTCTATGTCAGTACAACCACCAAATACACCAGTGATAGTGGTGTCAGTAGTTTGCGTCAGACCATGTGAACCTTGAATTGTGACGGCAGTGTTGTTGATAACCTGCTTTGCAACATCTCTTGCAGAATTGAATACGCTTACCGAATCTGCTTCATTGCCAGTAAGGTGCTGAATTACAGTACCGTTTGTATACAGATCTGCAGCATCCCAAGTTTTGGAGTTGAATCCATACTTCAAGTTATAAGCAATATTGCGAATAGCATCCTTTACATCATCGATGCAGTCTTGAGCAGTAGTACCACCTGGAGGGGTGGGTCCAATTCTTTCATAACCTTCATTAGCGATGAAATCCAGGTTTGCAAGAATGAGATCATGTGAATCTGCACCTTTGTTACTATCAACTGGAGCAGGGATATGTAAGCGTGGGAAGTTGCGATCCATGCGATAAACTGCTTCAGCAGCAATCAGATCGACATTTGCCTCAACTTGATTAGCAGCATCGTAATATCTAAATCCAATGGCAGAGTTTACAAACTCGTCGCCAGCAGTCCAAGTTGGAACACCAGACCAATCGTAGGTAGTGGTAGTGTCATACTCTTGCTCCATATGAAGAAGAAGTTTGATACCAGCAACACCCTGATAGATACCTGCCAAAGGAGTGAAGTTTGAACTGTATGCCTGATCCGTACGGATCATGACTTCATCAATGTATCCAGTGAAGTAGTTGCTTGTCAAAGCACCGCCAACTGCAACACCCTTAGCGGGGTAGGAGTTTGCATCTGTACCATTACCACGGTTGACGCCATCTAGGAACAGAGCACCGTTACCGCTAGTTCTGCTATATGCAATATGATACCAAGAACCAGCAGAAAGAACTGCAGTACCAGAGTTTGCAACCACAGCACCATTTACTTCGACAGTAATAATACCGTTGTTCAGATACATTCTAACAGCAACATCAGGATCAGATGCACGCATGTCAAGGAAAGTTGCTTCTCCAGTTACAGCAGCTGCTTCTGGATAGATGTAACATTCAATTGTAAATGCGTTAGTTCCGAAAGCAAATTCACTGCTAGATGGAATTGTCAGATTATCACCAACAGTGCCATCAACATAAAGAGATGCTCCACCAAATTTCTTTTGTGTAGTAGATAGAGCAGCGTCACCATTGAAAGTAACAGTATGGATTTCTCCACCAGCACTATCACCACGACTAGTCTTACCAAGATAGATGATACTTTGTCCAGAGTTATAACCTAAGACTTCCGCTTTAGCATTCTCACTTCTGATAATTTGACCTGCACTGAAGAAACCATCACCTTGGAAGTTCTTGATTGCAAGTTGTCTTACTTCTGCAGTTTCATTTGCAAATAGTTCACCAGAGTTATTACCATAATTGAAGGTATAGTTGCGAACAAACTCAGTTTCTTGGATTGCACCAGTCTCATTATCATACACAATCGTGTAATTGTTTACACTTTCGCCAGTTGGGAAGTTAGAATCAAATGATACTAGGTTTGTGTCAAAGTCATTGATCTGAATTTGAGAATCTGCAATATTATCAAGAACAACGTTTGGATACGTTGCGTTGGAGATTCTGTTGAACAGAAGACCAAAGAATGTAGAACCTTCAGAAATAATAACTCTTGGAATTGCTTCACCACTTACATCATCCGTATAATTGAATGCTCTAGTGATAAATGTGACAACGCCAGACTTGAGACCAACGACAATATCATACTGCTGAATTTCAAGCAGACCTGGAGTGGACTGATAAGTACCAGTCGTCTTGGACACTGCCAGTTCTTGAGTAACCTCAACGTCGGTACTATAAACAGGACCATTCTCCTGTTGCTGTGCAGGTGCAGTACCAGACTGACCACGTTGCACTTCAATAGTTAGAGACTCTGAAGTTGGGTTTTGTACTGCAGTGACAGCGAAGATCTCAGCACCAAACTGATATTGACCACCAACTTCAAACGTTCCTGTAGGAGGTGGACTAGGAACATTACCATCAGAACCATAAGATACCACTTCAAAAGTAGTAGTACCAGTACCAATAGTATATCTTAGTTTTGCAATAGGAGATTGCTGACCAACCGAGAGGTTGATTTCTTCAATTTTTGCTTTTTCGCCCTGGAAGTTGACAATCTCTTCACCGAACTGATAAAGATAATCATTAGAGTTTGTAGCGTCCTTGACAGTTGTTACAGAATCGAGAATGCCAAGGAATCCTGTAGCAGATACAGACATGGTTTCACCAAGGTCATATCCATCAACAGCAGCAGTAGATTCTTGCAAACCACCAGTTGTGGTCAAAGGTGTACCCGACTGACCATTGAAGATGACATCAATATCATTACCAGATGTTCTGATAACAGTTCCTCTCCAATTAGAGGTCAAACCAAAGATTGTTTGTCCTAAAGTTGGGAAGATGCCAGATACGCTACTGAAGGAGAATCTGTAAACACTGACGAAATCAATTTCAACATTTGCATATTGAACCATCGCATTAGGTTGTGGTGGTTCAGAGAAGACAATGCTATTACCCTGAATGTTGAATGCATCGCCTGGGTTTTGAACAACACCGTTGAGAACAACCATCAACTGGTTAGATGCAGCAGATACCGCTTCCTGGTTTACACTAATTGGGAACGAGATACGCTCACCATCAAACAGTTCAGAAATATCATCCAAACGCTGAACAATAGAAGTTAGAATGTTCTCCGAAGAAGTCAATCTTCTCTGTCGGAACAGAACTTCACTATTATTATACTGAGTGTAAATTGGTTCAACTAGAGCAAAGTTCTGAATATTAGGAACAATTGCAGCATCAGATAGGTTTACAGACTTAGTTAGTTCAAAGTCTGTAATACGATTCTGGATAAGTGCCTTATCAGTAAGATTCAATTCACCAAAGAGTTTGAATCCTGCAGGGTGGCAGTTAGTAGTAACAAGTTCTCTCCAGTTCTCAATTGAGACAGAAGACTGAACAACGTATGAGAAAGACTGATAGAAGTAAGAATCTTGTACTTTCTGAATAATTTCGGATAGTTTACCAACATCATCGATAAACTGACCAGTAGTTTTAGTGATCGAGTCAATATCAAGAACACCACGAGCAATTGCTAAGTCAGCAATGACACCAGAAGACTTGGAGATCTTACCAGTGACTTTCTCACCGAGTTCAAAGACTCCTGTGTAATCAACCAGTTTGAGCAGTCTAGGACCGACCAACCAACCATCGTTCTCGGAAACATAACCGATTGCAGTTGGGGTATTTACATTTTCACCCTGATAGATTTCTTCACCTGCAAGGAACTCACCAGTTCCCACGTTAGCAGTTGCAGCACCACCAAAGGATGCAGTAAGAAGAATTTGACGACCAGCACCAGCGTTCACGAAGGAAATTGAATCACCCAGTTCTGCATTACTCTCGGTAATAGCAATTTTGAGTTGATCATCTTCTAGTGAGTTTGCAGTACCAGAAATTGCATAATAAGTCGTAGTAGAGTTTAGTGTACCAACTGCACCAGCAGCGATTGGGAATGCACCATCAACTCCACCATCAGCTTCGGTTTGAAGTTGTACTTCAGATCCGCTAACAATACCATGAGGATAAGAGAACTGTAGCAGACCCAAGTCAAGGTTGACGACATAATTGAAAGATGACTTCAAAGAAACATCTGGTTCGGAAGAATATCCAGCACCAGGATCTTTGACAATAATCTTATCAATACGACCGTTCTTGATTGATGCCTCAGCAATAGCACCAGATCCACCACCACCTTCAATAACTACAGTAGGTGGTTGAGAATATCCAGAACCAGGATCGGTGACAGTGATGTCACGCAAGATACTAGTATTGATCAACTGAGCGTTGATTGGGAATGTAATCTCAGGACGCAAAGTATAGTCATGAGGATAATCATAACCGAAGTTATTATTCTTCAGTTTCTTGATCTTACCAACATTATTACCTCTAGTGAAGATAGAAGCGCCAGTACCGAAAGGTGGAATCTCGACTTGCAGATCTGCACCAGAACCAGTAAGACCAGCTCCAAGGATACCAGGAATTGCTTCAATGTCGATAGTTGCAGTAGTATATCCCTTACCAGCATTACTGATAATTACACTACTAATCTGTCCAGGAATTGCTGCTCCCTCTGCGTCTTCTCCATCAGTAACTGTAATCTGGACTAGTCCGCCTTCTCCATCACCCTGGATGGGAACACTGTAGTAAACACCAACAGCATATTCAGTACCAGGTTCAATGATATTGACACGCTCAATCTTTCTGCTAGATACGATACTATCTACAATTGGTAGTTTTCTATAGAACCCACCTGGGTTGACAATACGAATATTACCAATCAGACCAACAACTTTCACTGAAGATGTGGTATAAGAAGAACGAGTTACGTTTGCATCACCTTCAGGTTCGTTTAGCAGTGAGAACTTCATGATATCTGGACCACGAGTAATCGTTGCACCAGCAAGGATACCAACAGTAAACTCACCCAAGTAAGGAGAATTTACAACGTCAAGATATGCATTAGAATTTACAGGAGAGTTAGCACCAACCCTAGATGGGTCAAAATAGTATGAGATATTAGTAATCTCTGGTTGTGTAACACGGAAGACAACACTTGCACCAGTTTGACCAGGAATACCAGTTCTGAGAATTGAGTTGAAAGAATACTCCAGTTTGTTCAGGTTATCTTTAGAGAAGGATAGGAAATATCCTGCCATAGAGGTATCACTGACATCAAAGTCATACTGATGTCCATAGTACATCTTGATGACAGGAGACT